ATCTGCACGTTATTCGAGACAAGATAACCTATTTGGGTCTAATAGATTTGCAAAAGTATACTTTTTACAAGAAGTAGAAGATGAGCGGTATGAAATTTTATTTGGAGATGGTGTTTTTGGGAATAAGTTAGAAGATGGCAATGTTATAACGGTAAATTATATCAGATCTAATGGTGATAGTGCTAATGGAGTCAGTAATTTTACATTTAATGGTCGAATTACGTATCAGAGAAATGCAACAGAGTATACTATAACCGATGGAGTCTCATTATTAACGACTGGTATCTCTTCTTCTGGCGGAGAAAACATTGAAAGTGTAGAATCTATCAAAAAATTTGCTCCAAGGTCATTTACAACTCAAAATAGAGCAGTTACATCTTTAGATTATGAAACTTTAATTCCATCAAAAATTTATTCTGAAACAGAATCTATCTCTGTGTTTGGAGGAGAAGAATTAGTGCCTCCTCAGTATGGAAAAGTTTTTATTAGTATAAAACCTAAATTTGGCGACTTTTTACCAAATTTAATTAAAGAAAATATTAAACAAAAACTGAAAAAATACTCTGTAGCAGGAATTGTTACAGAAATTCTTGATCTTAAGTATCTTTATGTCGAAATTGATTCAAAAATTTATTATAACTCAAATTTGACCCCTTCTTCACAACGGGTTTCTTCAATTGTACAAAATAACGTTCAAAAATATGCAGAATCCACGGAATTAAATAGATATGGCGCAAGATTTAAATATTCCAGATTTCAAAGAATTATTGACGACAGTAATCAGGCAATTACATCTAATATAACTAATATCAGTATACGAAGAGATTTGAGAGTCGTCTTAAATACTTTTGCCGAATACTCTATTGGTTTTGGTAATCAGTTCCATATTAAGAGTCTTGAGGGATATAACATAAAATCGTCTGGTTTTACTGTTAGTGGAATCCAAGAGACTTTATACTTAGGAGATGTTCCAAATTTTGATAATTTAACTGGAGATTTGTTCTTCTTTACTATTCCAACATTAACTTCCCAAAATCCTAGTATTGTGAAAAGAAATGTAGGAACGATTGACTATGTTAACGGTGTTGTAACATTAAATCCTGTAAATATGACTTCAGGAAAAATAGTTAATGGACAACCTGTTATTGAAATATCAGTAACACCAAAATCTAATGATGTAATTGGTCTCCAAGATTTATATTTACAATTGGATATTGGAAATAGCACTTTTGACATGGTAGTTGATGATATTTCTTCAGGTGTTGATTCTTCTGCATCTACATACATAACATCTTCCAGTTATGCAAATGGCAACTTAGTCAGATCTGGCGGAAGAGTAGGCACAACTCCCCTCGCAGAAGCGCGAGCAAGAGCAGGTAGTAGGGCAACTGCTACAAGTGTGTATAATACGGGTGTTTCGCCTACAACTGCCACACAGCAGGCAAATACGCCTTCTCAAACACCAACACCTTCCTCGTCTTCGTCATCTTCATCATCATCATCTTCTTCCTCCTCATCTTCTTCCGGTTCTTCCGGTTCTTCAGGTGGTGGCGGTTACAGCAGCGGATACTAATACTTAAATTAAAATGACAGAAAAAAGAGTTCAACTTTCCAAAATCGTTAAGAATCAAGTTCCTGAATATGTCAGGTCTGATTTTCCTCTGATATCTGAATTTTTAAGAGAGTATTACAGAGGACAGGAGTATCAAGGTGGTCCAATTGATTTGATCAATAATATTGATCAATATAATAAAATTGATTCTTTTACGAATACAGTATCTTCTATTAAGTTAGAAAAAAATGTTAGTGCCTCTGATAATGAAATTATAGTATCTTCAACTTCAGGATTCCCGGATGAATATGGACTTCTAAAAATTGAAGATGAAATTATTACATATACTGGTAAGACTGCAACTACTTTTACGGGATGTATTAGAGGATTTAGTGGTGTTTGTGAGTATACAGATAGCAATGAATTAGATTCAGTTTTATTTGAAACTACTAATGCTAAAAGACATAAACGAAATAATGATATTATAAATCTTAGCGTTCTCTTTCTATCTGAATTTTTAAACAAAAAGAAAAAAGAACTTGCATTAGGATTTGATGATAGAGAACTTAATTATAGAGTAAATCAAAACACTTTCCTTAAACAGGTAAGAAGTTTTTATGCATCAAAAGGAACCGAAGAATCCTTTAAGATCTTATTTAAAGCTCTATATGGGGTAAATGTAGAATTAATAAATCCTACCGATTTACTTTTTAGACCTTCAGATGCACAATATGATCAAGTAGAGAGTTTGGTAATTGAACCTACTGTAAATGTAGATAAGTTTGACAACATTGAAAATATTACTCTTTTTCAAGATAGACCTTCAAAATCATACGCACCTATTGCATATTCAGAAAGAGTAATTGGAGAAGGTGGAAAAATATATTATAGACTTGATATTGATGCTGGATATAATAGAGATATCACATTTGATGGAGCAATTTATGGAGATTTTAAAACAACATCAAAAACTAGATTATTAAACAAGGTTTCTATAGGTTCATCAATTCTTGATGTTGATTCAACAGTTGGTTTTGCTAAAACCGGCAATTTAAGAGTTACTTACAGTGATGGAACATCTGGAGATTTATACTATGGTTCTAAAACAATTAATCAGTTTAGAGACATTGGTTTTATCTTTAAAGAAATTGATGAAGAAGAACCTGTAACTGATAGTAACACTTTTGCATATGCAACTATAGATGGTGAGCGTGTTGAAGGTAACATTTCTTCGATAATTAATTATGCAGATATTCCAAGTGGATCTCTTTATAATAAAAAAGGAATTTTATCTAGAGTAAAAACTATTGGTTTCAATGGTGAAGGTTATAAATTTGATAGTTGGATTTATAATCATAAAATAACTTTTACAGTTAAATCTATATCTGTAATTGATTCGACGGATAATACATACTCACTAGAATTAAGTAATAAGCAATATTTCCATGATGGTGATATTATTGATGTAATTGATAATTCAGGAACAATAATAAGATCTGAAGTTAAGTCTATTGTCAGTGATACTGAAATAGATCTTAGATTAGATTCTGAACTAAATGTTAACGGAATCTATACTGTAAGAAAAAGAATTTTAAAGGGTATTGCACCAAATTTTACAAATATAGAAAATTATCATGCAGACGTTCAAAACGTATATAATGATTCTAATAATAACCTTTTAGTAGCATCTTCGTCTATACCGTCAAAAGGAATCTCTATCAATTCTATTGATTTGGATATTAATGGAACTTTTGAAGGAACTGAAGTTTCTTTTAATAGGAATCATGGATTAAATACTGGAGATAAGATCCAATATTATCCTGAAAATATTAAAAGAGAGTTTTATGATATAAATGGAAATAAACAAACTGAGACTATTGAGGGAACTAAATTATTTGATGCCGGTGCTTATTATGTTAGTAAAGTTGATAATACAACTTTAAAATTCTCTATTAGTAAAGAAAATATTTTCTTTAAAAAATATGTTACGTTTGAATCTACAACGGTAAAAAATAATAAAATTAGATTGCATGATTATTACAATCAAATTTTACAAGATCAAAAACTTTTAAGAGAAATACCAGTACCATCACAAGAATCTTCGAGTATTATTAAAACTCGTCCAGGGATGACTGGAATTTTGGCAAATGGTGTTGAAATTTTAAACTATAAGTCGAGTAAAAATATTTACCATGGAGAAGTTAAAAGTATTGATGTAGTTTCTTCTGATAATCAATTTAATATCATTAATCCTCCCAATTTAATCATTGAAGATTCTAAAGGAACGGGTGCAAGTGGTTTTCTTGGAGTTACAGGTTCTTTAGATTCTATTAATATTATTAATAGAGGATTTGATTATGAAGGAACTCCCACCGTTAAAATATCTGGTGGTAATGGAGAAGGTGCTACTGCTTCAGTAAATATGAAGTTGTCTGACCATATTGCAGAATTTGATAGTACAACTATTAATAAAACTACCAACACAATTGGATTTTCTACATTTCATAAATTTAGGAACTACGAGCAAGTTACGTATAGAACTGCAAATCAAAAATCAATTGTAGGATTGACGACCAATGCATCATATTTTGTTCGTTTAGCTGATGGAACTATAACTTATGGAGTAACCGTTGCTGGTAAAGGATCAAGTCATCCCTTCTTCGGTAATGGATCTTTAAACGGATATTATATTACTGGTGACATTTATAATACAGTAACGCAATCACCTAACTTACAATTTGTTCGGGGTGCAACTTACGTATTCAGTCAAAACGATCAATCATCCACACAACATGCCATATATTTCAGCACGGTAGAGGCTGCCTATGGTGGATCTAACAGATATGAAACTGGTGTAACTTATACACTTGATGGCGTAAACCTTGCTTACGCCGCTTATGTAAGTGGTTTTGCAGCTGCTACACATCGCAGTGTCAGTATTACAGTTGCTGCTGACGCACCCTCAACTCTGTATTATACATGCTCGCAGCATCAATACATGGGTAACGCAATATCAGTAGCTACTATTGATGGTGGAACAGATTCTCATAATATAAATTTATTCAATACTCTTGATGACGCTGTTGCTGGGATTAACACTGTAGAGTTGACTGGGAATGGTGTTGGTAGACACGATTTAAAAGCACTCCTTAAGAAGCGTCAGATAGACTCTATTAGTGTCATTGAACCTGGTGAGGGGTATTCCAACAGAAAGACAACTTCTCCTCATGTAGGGATCAATACAGCGCAGAATGCGATTACATCTATTAACCATGGATATTCTACTGGTGATATAATTCAGTATTATGGTTCTACAGATACTCCAATAACAGGTCTTTCTATAAACACCGATTATATTGCAACAGTTTTAGATAAAGATACGTTCAAACTTTCTGCTCTCGGAATCGGAAATACTACAAATATATTTTTAAATAGAGGTGAGTATATTAATTTAGTTAAATGTGGAGTTGGTACTCACACTTTCAACCATCCAACAATTACTGTTACTCTTTCAGGAAAAACTGGTATTGGACCAAATTTTGTTGCAGAGATTCAACCAAAATTTATAGGATTAATTGATAATATTCATATAAACAGTGGTGGAGTTGGATATGGTGTTACTGACATTGCAGATTTTGAAAGAAGTCCTGTTATTCGTTACTCTGTTGGACAATCTGCACAGATTAAAACCATCACTCTTAATGGTTCAATCTCTAGAGCAATTCCTCTGAACCGAGGTCAAAATTTTACTTCTGCTCCAAATATTATTGTTGATGGGGATGGAACAGGTGCGGTATTAACTTCAACAATTAGAAGTGACGGCACACTGGATAAAATTATTGTAATTGAAGGTGGTCGTGGGTATAGTCCAAATAATACAACAATTAGTGCAGTATCTTCAGAATCTCTTTCTCAATCTAAATTTAAATCCAAATTACAATCTTGGAAAATAAATTTATTTGAAGAAAATCTAGATAAACTAGAGCAAGATGATGGAGTCTTAATAAGATCTTTTACTAAAGATTATGGTATTCAGTATGCTCACATGTATGCTCCAAGATACTTGAGAAGAATAATGATTCCAAGTGATTCTGAAGGTAACAAAGCATATGGAACAAATGATATTCCGTTTAATAGAACAGAATTAGACTCAAAAAATCATTCTCCTATTATTGGATGGGCATATGATGGAAATCCAATCTACGGACCATATGGATATTCTTTAAAGTCTGGTGGTATAGTTACTAGAATGAAGAGTGGATATATTGACGAATCTTCTCTTAAAGAAAATAGACCTCCAAATTTTGCTTCTGGTTATTTTGTAGAAGATTTTACTTTTTATAGAGTAGAGGATGAAAGTGTTCTTGACGAAAATAATGGAAGATATTGTATAACTCCGGAATTTCCAAATGGAACCTATGCATATTTTTCTACTATAAGTAATCTTGTTGATGGTAGTGGAATATTTAAAAATTATAAGAGACCAGTTTTCCCGTATGTAATTGGAGAGAATTATTACTCAATTCCCAGTAAGTTTAATACAGAAAGGACTTCAAATCAGGATGATTTTGATTTAAATCAAAGTGATTATAAGAGAAATACTTCGGTGTATAATTTCTTTGATAAAAACATAAGATATCCATATATCACACTTCCAAATAATCTGAAACAGAGATTAACTACAAATACAGTTGGTAGAGGTAAGGTTGATTCTGTAAAAATATTAAGTGGTGGAGATTTATATAAAGTAAATGATAGATTAGTTTTTGATCAATCCAAATCTGGAGGATCAGGTATTGCTGCTAGAGTATCTTTTATTGAAGGTAAAAAGGTATCAAGTGTTGCGTGCAGCACAGTGTATAGTAACGTAGACATTTATCCTTCTACAAAAAAAGGTGAGTTTATTGCTATTGGAACAAGTCCTCATGCTCATAGTGATAAAGATATAGTAACCCTTTCAAATTTCTCAACAGTAAAATCTCCATATAAAGGAAGTCATACAGTAACTGTTCCTGTAACAGAATGTACTCTTGTTGGTCTTGGAATAACGACTTATGCTTTAGATATTATTGGCAATAGTGGTTCTCCCACATATCTGTATATTAATAACACTAATTTTGATAAAATTAGAGAAAATGATATTCTCCAAATATCTGATGAAAAGGTTAAAGTTCTTAATGTTGAAAACCAATCAGGTAGACTTAGAATTCTCAGAGGTATTGATGGCACATCTTCTCCAATTCACCTTGTAGGGACATCTGCAACAGTTTTACAAAATAAATTTTTATTTAATTCAGAGTATGATAATTCATTCAAGTTTAAATTAAATAAAGAAATTTATTTTAATCCTAGTGAATCTCTCGGATTATCTCCTAGTATTTCAAACCCAGGTTTGGGAGTTACTATAAATTTTGCAAATCCTGGTGTTGGAGCAACAAATGTATTTGTTTTACCACAAAAAATTTATATAAAAGACCATAATCTTCAAACAGGCGATATTGTCAAGTACAATAAAAATAGAAGTAATGCATCTGCAATTAAATATGAAGATACTACTACATCTATTGGTGTTGGATCTGATTTTGCTGACGATAGAAGTTACTATGTAGCAAAATTTAATAAAGATTTTATTGGAATTTCTACAGTTAAAGTTGGAGTTGGTTCTACAGGAACATTTGTGGGTGTTGCTGCAACAACTAATACTGTTGGGTTGGTATATTTTGTAGGTGCTGGAACTAGTTCATATCATAGTTTTACTACTCAGTATCCAAAAATTACAGCAAATGCAGTTAGTAATGAGGTAACAGTTAGTACTGCAACCACTCATGGATTAAGTTCTGGGCATAAAATTATATTTGATGTTAAACCTAAAATTGAAAAAACTATAGTTGTAAAATATGATGATTATAGTAGAAATATTATAATAAATCCAAAGACATTTGAACCTATTGGCGTCAACACAATTACCGGAGTTATTACTATTGAAGATCATGGTTTTATAACAGGAGACAAACTTATTCATACTAGTGATAGAGCAGTAACAGCATTTAATCACAATACTGAATATTACTCAGTTAAAATTGATAAGGATAATTTTAAACTTTCGGAAACATTATATAATTCTCAGCTTGAGCAACCAATTACTGTTGTTGGTGTGGCAACTACTGCAGGAACTTTAAGTCCAGTCAATCCTAAAATTAATGTTGAAGGATATAGTATAGTTAAGTTTGATTTGTCAGATGAATCACTAAAGTATACTTATTTCCAAAATGATTATCCTGCATTCGATTTGGATTTTTATGAAGATAATACATTTACAAAATCTTGGACAAAAAATCCAGCGGATACTGAATTTAAAGTAATAAAGACAGGGACAGTTGGCAAAGATTCATTAGTATTTTTAAATATTGATGACAACACTCCAAAAGAACTTTACTACAATTTACTTCCAAAATATACTCCAAGTGTTCCATTGCAAGAATCTAAAAAAGGAGTATATCTTGACAAATCTGTATATGATGCAGGTTCTATTTTAATTAAGGATAGTGTGTATTCTGGTTCGCATAAAGTAACAGTTTCTACTCCAACTAATTTTACGTATAGTCTAAGTAAAGTTCCTGAAAGTGTTTCATACGCTTCAACTAATGCATCGTTATCATACATAACCGATTGTACTCATACGGATGGAACAATCAATGAAATAGAGATGTTGAATACTGGTGAGAATTATAAAGTTCTTCCTGGATTAACTACAGTTACAACCGTAGATGGTTTTGGGTCTGTATTAGAATTGCAAAGTTCTGACATTGGAAAAATCGAAAATATTGAAATTACTGATTATGGATATGATTTCCCATCAGATCAAACACTCAATCCCATATTCTTCTACTCACAATCTTTACGCATTACTCCATTTACTTCTATTGAATCTATTGGAATTTCATCTCTTGGTAGAGGATATCTTGATGCTAAAAATTTAATTGTTGTTGATGGAATCACCGGTAAAATTGTAGAAGATATTGATCTTGAATTTAATAGTAAAGAATCAAAAGTAGAAATTCTTAAAAACACTTATGGAATGAATAATGTTTTGCCAAAGATTTATCCAATCAAATCTGGTGCTGGTGTTCCCGTTGATGTCGGTCCTCTTAGTAATGGTATGGTATATGATCCATCAACAAAAACAGTTGCTGCAACCATAAAAACGGAATATTCTACTGGAGATTACTATCCATTTGTTGTTGGCGAAAAACTGATGGTTGAGGGATGTAATCCGGGTGTTGGTTCTTCTGAGAGAGGATTTAACAGTTATGAATATAATTATGACCTGTTTACCATTACTGCAATTGATCCTAACATTGGCGGAGCAGCAGGAGTTGTCACATTTAGTATTGGAGACCAGTTGGGGGATGGATTGAGTGTTATTGAGTTTAATAAAATTGCATCTACTCCAAGATTACTTCCTCAAAGAGATTTCCCAGTTTTCACTGTAAATATTAAACAAAATAAATTTATTGTTGATGAAATTGTTAAATCTGAGAACAAAACAGCAATAGTTGAAGATTGGGACGAGGAATACTCAATTCTCAAAATTAACTCTACTGATGAATTTATTGCAGACAAAAAAATTACTGGAGTTACTTCAAAATCTAGAGGATTAATTGATGAAAATATATTTCCATTTAAAGCATATGGTAGATATGGAAGTACTATAAAAAGAAATAGGGGATGGAAACAAATTGCAGGTTTCTTGAATAATGATCTTCAAAGAATTCCTGATAATGATTATTATCAAAATTTCTCATACTCTTTAAAATCTACTGTACCTCTACAAAAATGGAATGATCCAATTTCTGCAATGACTCATGTTGCAGGTTACAAAAAGTTTGCTAACTATCAACTAGAATCTTATCAGAATCAATCTTCGATTACAACTTCACCAACTGAAGGTTCTTCATATGTCAATTTAATTAAAGATATTGTAAGAACAATTAACATTAACTGTGTAAACGATTTTGATTTAGTGAGAGAAGATTATTCCGAACTTGGTGGTGATTTAATTTCAACTAATATAATTTTTGAAAGTAGATTTATATCTTCTTATGATGAGGCAGTTGGTAACAGAGTCTTAGCAATAGATGACATTAGTTATCAGTTTAATCATAGACCAAGGTCAGAGGAATATGCTGATCTTGATGTATTTAATTTAGATGATCACAGATTTTTAAGATATATTGTTCTTGCTAGAGATAAAAGATTTACTTCAGAAAGACAAGTATCAATTTTTGATTTGATTCATGACGGGACCTATGGTTATAGTAATGAATATGGTATAATTTCCACTTCAAATAATTTAGGTACTCTTGATTTTAATGTTTCCGAGGGACAAGGAATTGTTAGATTTTATCCAGTAGATGAGAAAGTAGATTTTAATGATTTTAATATTTCTTATATTTCATATAAAATTGATGATGAATTTGCTGGTATAGGAAATAGTGCTTTTGGGGATATTGCTGTAATCAATACGTCAAGTAATAAATTTAATACTGTTGGAACTGGAGTCACTATTGTTTCTATCGGA